AACTGGTTACTAGGAGTAAGACGTGTCAGAAAATACAACCACTATTAGTATGATTAATGGTCTGTCTGAAATTGCAGACTACATGGAAGATGAAGAACTTACTACTGCTCTTACATTTATTGCCAAGGTTATATTAAAGCCAGATATTCCTTTAAATGTTGTAACAGTTGAGATAGTTAGACTTCAGGCAATTGCAGCAAAAATGGCCCTAAAGGCTACCTGGATGGCAAATGTAGATAAGTCTGATCGTGGAAAGAAGAACTTATACTACACCGCAGCCGAAGCAATTAACAATCTTGTTTCTGCATTAAAGTACACAACAAAGTAATTTTCTGCTATACTTAGATTAACAGAAACGAGAATAATAACAATGACAAAAAATTTATTGCACACGATTATGATAAAGCCAGAAGAGCAGCCAGTCCACCCTATGGATGTTGCTGGGTTGATTCAAAAAATTCAAGAAGGCTATACTATAAAAAGAGTTGATAAGCATACAACAAAGAAAACGTTTGCACCATCAACTATTGCTTTTGGTCATGGAGAGTGTCCAAGGTACTGGTATCTGGCTTTTGATGGTCAAATGTTTGAAGATAATGCAGATGCATACAGCGCAGCAAATATGACTGCTGGAAGTCTTTCTCATGCAAGAATTCAGGCAGCAATGATGAATTCTAAAATTGCAAAAATCTATAAAGATGATGAAGGCGAAGATACTACAGAGTTTAAGGTTAGATATGATGATCCTCCTATCTTTGGATATGGCGATGTGATGCTTGACTGGCAAGGAGAAGAACTCATTGGTGAAATTAAGACAATGATGAATGAAGGATTTGAGTATAGAAAAACAAAAAATAAGGCAAAGAGCGGTCACCTTATGCAGTTGTTAATTTATATGAAAATTTTTAAAAAGGCAAAGGGAGTATTGATTTATGAAAATAAAAACAATCATGAACTTCTTATTTTGCCCGTAGAAGTAAACGATCATTACCGTCGGTGGGTAGACCAGGCATTTGATTGGATGAGAGAGGTAAGAAAAAATTGGGAAAATCAAACTTTGCCAACAAAAAATTATCGATCTAATTCAAAAATTTGCAAGTCATGCCCAATTAAAAAGGCATGTGAGTCTGCAGGGACAGGGGTTGTAAAACTCAAATCCTTGGAGGTTCTTGGTGAAGAATTGCAAATGGTGTGATGTAAACTTTGAAACAAAAATATCTTATCAGATATATTGTTCTGCAGAATGTAGAAACTCTGCAACAAAAGAAAACATTGCACAAAGATACGTTTACACAAAGCGTAAAAAAAGAATTGGCAAGGTAAGACTTTGCTCAAACTGCCAAGTACAGTTGTCAATATATAATGACGACCCGCTTTGCAGTTTTTGCATTGCCAGCCCAAAAGAAGTTAATCTTACACTAAAAGAAATAAAGGCAATGTTTGATGAAAAATAAATGGGGGTTTGAGGTTATGCCAAAGATAATATGTGCTATTGATGCTAGTACAAACAATCTTGCCTTTGCTTTGTTTGATACCCAACAAAAAACATTGGGTGCTGTTGGAAAGATTAATTTTCAGGGTAAGGATACATACGAGAAGGTTATGGATGCTGGTCAAAAGGTAAGAGCCTTTTTTGATTACTATGGTGGCTTTGAAGCAATTATAATTGAACACACTGTGTTTATGAATAGCCCAAAAACTGCTGCCGATCTTGCTTTAGTTCAGGGAGCAATCCTTGGATCGGCTGGTCAGGTTGGTACAAAAGTTATTGGCAAGGTTGCTCCCATTACTTGGCAGAATTTTATTGGTAATAAAAAAATAAGCAAAGAGGAAAAATTAATAATTAAATCACAAAATCCAGGGAAATCAGAGTCATGGCTTAAAACACACGAAAGAGAATTAAGAAAACAGAGAACAATAAGATATATTAATACTATATATGATAGAACTATTACTGATAACGATGTAGCAGATGCTTGCGGTATTGGCCATTGGGCGTTATCAAACTGGAACAAAGCGATAGGGGTTGACAAATAACCTTATGGCTGCTAAACTATATACAAGTGAACTATGGCTTAAGAAAAGATATCATATGGACAAGAAAACTCCAGAAGATATCGCTAAGGAGTGTGGAGTGAGCGTGGAAACTATTTATGTATACCTTGCTAAATTTGGATTAAGGAAGTCAAAGCGATGAGTAAATTTGAGAAAACGTTGGTAGCCATGGCCGTAGTAGGCATGGTAGGTTTTGCTTTTGCGTTTGCTGCGCTAAAAGGAATTCCAGAATCATTTGATTGGGAACTTGATGAAGAGGAATCTTATGAGTGACAATTTAAATATAACAGTTGATCAAGTTAATAATCCTTTACACTACACGTCAGACCCATCTGGTATTGAGTGCATTGAAATAACTCGTCATCGTAATTTTAATATTGGCAATGCATTTAAGTATCTGTGGAGAGCAGGACTTAAAGATGAGTCTAAAACTATTCAGGATTTAGAAAAGGCAATCTTTTATATTAAAGATGAGATTAATAGGTTAGAAGGAAAATATGTCAACTGAAGATGATTTAGTTAAGCACCTTGATCAAGTCAATCTTGTTGTAGAAGAATACCTAAAAGGAAATGATCCTACAGTAATTTCAAAGCAGTTGGACATACCAAGAACAAAAGTTGTTACACTTATTAATGAGTGGAAAGTTATGGCATCTGCAAATGATGCGATCCGTGCCCGTGCTAAAGAAGCCTTAGCAGCAGCAGATACTCACTATAGTAAGTTAGTATCTCGTACATATGAGGTTATTGATGAGGCATCAATGACTAATAATCTTGGTGCAAAGACCGCAGCAATTAAACTTGTTATGGACATTGAGTCTAAGCGTATAGACATGCTACAAAAGGCTGGTCTTCTTGAGAATAAAGAGTTAGCAGAAGAAATGATGGAGATTGAGCGCCGTCAAGAAGTTCTTGTTTCAATATTAAAAGATATTGCTTCTGAGTATCCACAGGTTCGTGATGAGATTATGCGTAGACTATCTTCATTTGCAAAAGACAATGAGGTGATTACAGTTGTCCACGATGTTCAATGAGTTTCTTGAGGTACTAAAAGATAATCATTTTGAAGAGATGCCAGTAGATGCTAAGACATTTGTTGAGGGCGAGGCGTATCTTGGACAACCTGGACTTTCTGATATTCAATACGACATTGTCGAGGCAATGAGTCAAATATATCGTAAAGAAGATCTTATGGAGATTATGGGCGAAGAAGAAGGATCAAGATACTTTGACAAGTATACAAAGAATGAAATCATCCTGCAACTTGGCAAGGGATCTGGAAAAGACTTCACATCAACCGTAGCATGCTCATATATCGTATACAAACTTCTATGCCTTAAAGACCCAGCAAAGTACTTTGGTAAGCCTTCTGGAGATGCGATTGACCTAATCAATGTTGCTATTAACGCACAGCAGGCTAAGAATGTTTTCTTTAAAGGTTTTAAAACAAAGATTGAAAAATCTCCCTGGTTTGCAGGAAAGTTTTATGCAAAGGCTGACTCAATTGAGTTTGATAAGTCAATCACCGTTTACTCTGGTCACTCAGAGCGTGAATCTCATGAGGGCTTGAACCTTCTTCTTGCCGTTCTTGATGAGATTTCTGGCTTTGCATCTGAGGTTGGAACAGGAAACGAACAAGGAAAGACTGCTGACAACATCTATAAGGCTTTCCGTGGATCAGTAGACTCTCGTTTTCCTGACCTTGGCAAAGTTGTTTTGCTTTCATTTCCAAGATATCCAGGTGACTTTATTTCAGAAAAGTATGATGACGTAATTCTTGAAAAAGAATCAATTGAAAGAACTCACAAGTTTGTTCTTAATCCAGATCTTCCAGATGATGACCCAAACAATTCTTTGGAAATTTCCTGGGATGAAGACCACATCATCTCATACAAATACCCAGGAGTCTTCGCACTAAAAAGACCTACATGGGAAGTAAACCCAACAAGAAAGATTGATGATTTTAAGATTGCTTTTTATACCGACCTTGGAGATGCGATGATGCGTTTTGCATGTGTTCCAACATTTGCATCCGATGCATTCTTTAAACAGCATGAAAAGGTTAGAGCCTGTATGACATCAAGAAACCCAATAGATACATTTAAAAGGTTTGATGAATCATTTAAGCCAGATCCAACTAAGAAATATTATGTACATGCTGACCTTGCACAGAAACACGATAAGTGTGCTGTTGCTATTGCTCATGTAGAAAAATGGGTAAACATACAAGTTATCAATAATTACGAACAGGTTGCTCCAATTGTCATAGTAGATGCTGTTGTTTGGTGGGAGCCAAAGGTTGAAGGCCCAGTAAATCTCTCAGAGGTAAAGCAGTGGATCCAAAACCTCAGAAGGCTTGGGTTTGATATTGGAATGGTTTCATTTGACCGTTGGCAATCTTTTGATATTCAAAATGAGTTAAAGCAAGTAGGAATGAGAACTGATACTGTTTCTGTTGCTAAAAAACATTATGAGGATATGGCAATGCTTGTGTATGAGGAAAGATTAGTCATGCCAGCAATCGAACTTTTGTTCGATGAATTGACACAGTTAAAAATCATGAAAAATGATAGAGTTGACCACCCACGCAAAAAGTCAAAGGACTTGGCGGATGCTGTGTGTGGAGCAATATTTGGGGCAATATCACATACCCCAAAAGATAATAATGCAGAGATAGATATTCATACATTTAGGGATAGACCTAAGCAGTTTGACACTCTACCTGAGAACGTGATACAATATAAACCTAGCCAAATAGAAGATATAAAAGATTATTTGGACAGACTAAAAACACTATAAACAAGGAGAAATAAGTAATGAATTCATTCAAGAAAATCGCCCTAGCCATGGTTGCAGCCATGACTATTGGCACAATCGTAGCAACGCCTGCAAACGCTGCTGTAATGACAGTCGCTGTCGATCTCGCTGGAACGGCTAACACAACTGCCTCAGCAATCGCAACACCTGCTGCATTACCAGTCCCTGCAGACAACACAGTTGACGCTGCAGACGCACTTAAGTTCGTCGCAACTGTTGACACAGGAACAACTGTTTCTGTAGTAGCAACAAACGCAACAATCGTGTCTGCACTACACACATCTGCTGCACCAGTAGGAGCATCATCAGGTTCTTCAACCTTGACAATTGCAACTGGTACAGGAACAACTGCAACATTCTGGGTATATACAAAGACCACAGCAATTGGAACAGTAACAGTTACCAATCAGGGAACTACATTTACATACTATGTACAGGGAACTGCTGGTAAGATTAATACTCTCACAGTATCCGCTCCTGCTACAGGTGCTGCTGGTACAAAGCAAGACATCTCAGTAACTGCAACAGATACATTTGGTAACAAGGTATCTGCTAAGTCAATTACTGCAACAGTTTTTGCTTCAACAGCAGTTATGGATACAGCAACAGTAACAACTGGTGCTACACTTTCAGATTTTGGAGTTGCAAAGTTTGTTGCAACACTTCCAGCAACTGGAACACGATCACTAATCACATTCTCACCTACAACATCATCAGATGCAACAACTGCAGATGTAGTTGGTCTTCCTGCTCGTGCACTTGCACCGTTTGCAGAAATCACAGTTCGTGATCTAGTATCAGAACTTGCAGCACAAACTGCTGCTAAGGATGCAGCCCTTGCTGCTAAAGCAATTTCAGATGCTGCAGTCGTAAAGGCTGCTGCAGATGCTGCTGCTGCTAAGGTTGCTTCAGATAAGGCACTTGCTGACGCAAAGACTGCTTCAGACGCTGCCCTTACAGCAGAGAAGGCTGCTTCTGCTAAGGCACTTGCTGATGCAAAGGCTGTTTCAGATAAGGCTGCACTCGATGCAAAGACTGCTTCAGATGCAGTTGTTCTTGCTAAGGATGCAACAATTGCTAAGTTAACAGCAGATAATGCTGCTGCACTTAAGTCTGTAAAGGCTGCATTCAATAAGTTGGCTCTTCAATGGAACAAGAAGAACCCAAAGGCAAAGGTTGCTTTGCTTAAGTAATTCGTCCAACATTAAAGGGGTTACCAATTACGGTAGCCCCTTTTTTGTGCAATAAAATGGTATAATCATCCTATCAGACATCAGTCTGTAAGGGGGAAAGGTAAATTAAAAGACTAATACGCATACTAGCAGCCACACTATTAGCATTTGGCTGGCTTCTTATGTCCCCAGAAGGTGCCCACTCTGATGACCCCCTCACAGTTGCAGCACAAGAAATACAAGATCTTAACGATAGCATCGACGACCTTGGATACA